TCCACGCCCCCTGACCGATGTCCGGGTCGAAGAGGAACAGCACCGACGGCCCCGACGATCCGACACGTGGCATCGGTTCCTCACGTGACCCGTACTGCACGTCGCGTGGGTAGTGCTCGGGGGTGAAGGCGGCGGGGTCGGTGTCGGGTCGCCACGGCACGGAGACGAACAGTTTGCGGTTCGCCCAGGAGACGAACACGTTCGGGAACGCGGTGATCCGCGACAGTGCCGGACGCAGGTTGCCGGAGATGTAGGCGGGCTGCCCGCCGCCGTAGGCGTAGATCCCGTTCTTGTTCGAAGCCGAGAAGAAGAACGCTGTCGTCTCCGACTTGGTGGTTGCCGTGACCGACGGGCATCCGATCGACGAGGAGATCAGTGCCAGCTGCCACGAGTCTTCGTCGTAGCCGTACAGCGCCCACAGGCTGGTCGTCTTGAAGATCAGCAGATGATCTTGGAACGACAGGATCGCCGTGATCTTCCCGCCGTACGCCTCGATGTCGATGTAGTCCTCGACCCGCCATGCGTCCGGCCGGTTGGGGTGCGACCAGCGGATACGCGAGTTGTAGTGGAAGCCACCTTCGGACAGTCGGGCGGTGAACAGGTATCCGGCGTGTGCTTCGCACAGCCCGGCTGTCGGCATGGCGTTGCCGACCGGGGTGTCGACCTCCGACCACACGTCAGGGGACAGTGCTGTCAGGGTGCGGTCGGCGTTGTAGCGGTACGACGGCGAATCCATCCCGCAACCGATGTAGACCGTCTCACCCCACGAAGCGAAGTCGGCGCCTTGCGGGTTGGCGATCGCGTTGGGGCCGACCAGCTGGGTGAACACCCCCGAGTCGGGGGCGGCGTAGATCTTCTGTGCGTTGACCACGAACACCGTCTGTTCGCCGGTCGCCATCGTGTGGACGGTGGCGTTGCGTGGCTCCCACGGCAGCACGTCGGTGATGTCTTCTTCGTTCCACCGCTCCCATCCCCGCCGTGTCGTGAACCCGCTGCGCGGATCGAGGTCGATGTTCGACATGTCCGGCGACTCGTTCTCGGCGAGGGAGAACTGGTCGGTGGCGTAGTTCAAGCCACCGGTGAAGTCGATCAGGTTCTCGGGTTGGAGACGGTTGTTGGCCATCAGACAGCCGGGGGGTTGATGACGTAGGAGGGGACGCTGCCGTACGGCGAACCGCCATGCATCACCAGTGGACGCTGGTGCGACGGTTCCAAGATGGAGTGCAGCTGCTGGGTCAGGTCACGGTTCCAGCGGGCGAGGTAGATGCCTTCCATCACCTCGTCTTCCTCCTTGAGGTAGGCGAGCGACAGAGCGAAGTAGGCAAGGGTGACGTGCAGCCGCGGGTCGAGGTCGGGGAGTGTCGAGGCGGCGTTGTCCCATGTCGGCTGACGGAAGCCACGCACTGTGACGTCGAACGCGGCACCGGCCTGCGGCCACGGCCACAGGTACATCTGGTTGCCCCATATCGAGAAGAACGCTGGGGTGCCGGTGGCGGCAGCGTTCATCGGGGTGAAGTTCTGTTCGGCCAGATGCTGTTCGATCTGCACCAGGGCGTAGCCGTTGGCGGTGGCGGTGACCGCCATGATCGTCGGGATGTTGACGTCGGATGGGATCGTCGTCGACTGGTTGCCGTCGAGAACCGACAGCCCCCACTGCGTCTCATTGCGTGGCCACCGGTTGGAGAACGCCATCGTCCGGTCGAACGCCTCCTGCAGGTAGACGTTGAGGACGTTGTCGGGCAGGTCCCGGTCGTCGACATCCATCTGCGCCCGGCAGTAGTTACGCAACTCCTGAACGTCCATCGTCACCGCCCTTCGGCGAGTAGGCGCTGAGACCCATCGCCATGCGCCCATGGGCGTTGCACAGTCCGTCGTACTTCTTGGTGGCCCACGCGGCACAGGTGTCGTTCGCCCCGTAGCACTTGCCGTACCGCTCGTCGCGGTCGACGTCTTCGCGGATCGCTTCGATCTTGACGAGCGACACCGACGCACCCGGCCTGACCTTGAGGTACGGGGCGGTGGAGAACAGACCGGCGGGCTGCACCGATGCGTCGGTCGACGGCGAGTTCGACAACCCTTTGCCGAACTGGGGGTCGCCGAACGCCTGGCCGAGCACGGCGACGTTCTCGCCGAAACCGACGGCGGTTGCTGTCTTGCGGGTGAAGTCCTTCGTCGGCATCGTTCCTCCGTGCCTGGGTGGGGTGACTGGAAATTCCAGTCACCCCACCAGCATGGATCAGCCGAACGTGGCGCCGGTGATCTTGAACAGGCGCCGACGGTTACGCACCGTCGTGTTGCCGAACGTGGTGATGAACGACACGCGGGCGTCGATCGCGTTCGCCGCCGGGGCGGCAGCAGCCGCACCAGGGTTGGCGTTGGCGGTCGAAGCAACCGAGCCGGACAGGTTGGCGGTGAACGGCGACTGCTTGAAGTTGCGGTCGGAGTGGATCGCCAGACCGATGTACTTCGAGTTGAGGCCGAGCGCCGTACCCGTCGGGCAGTCGGCGTCGTAGTACAGCGGGACGTTCTTGAACATCAGGTTCTGGAACCCGAGGTTCGCCTTCGACGTGTCGGTGTACCGCACCTGCGGGGTGAGGCTCGCCTCGTACGCCGAGTACCACGCAGCCCCGGCGAAGATGGCGTCGACGTGGTCGGAGCCGCTGTCGGACGACAGCATGAACATGTGCCGCAGCACCGTCTCCAACTCGGTGCCGTCGTACGGCGAGGTGAGCGCCGGACCGGGCATGACGATCGCCGCACCCTTCGAGTCGGTGCCGGTGTTCGTCGCCGCGTTCCACGTCGGTGAACGCCACAGGTTCTCGATCGCCGGGGCGGCAGCCGGGGTGATCCCACCGGCAGCAGCGGTCGCGTCGATCAGCGTGGTGAACGGATCCCAGTCGGTGGGCAGCGCCCCCGCCTTGGTGCCGTACAGCATCTTCGACAGGAGGTCCTTCAGCGTCTCCTCGGCCTGCATGACCTTCGCCTCGACGAGGCTGATGATCTGCTCCTTGCCGTTGTTCTGCGCCTCTTCGAGGCCAGAGATGATGATCGTCGCGTACAGCTGACGCCACGGGTACACCGCGGCGGAGATGCCTTGGACGGCGTTCACCTGGATCTGCTGCCACGGGCCGTACGAGTTCGCTTCGCCACCACCGAGGAGGAGCGGCTCAACGATCTGGTAGCCGCCGTCGAGCATGCGGACCCGACCCTTGCTCATCAGGTACTCCAGCAGCGGGCGGCTGTTGAAGATGTTGTCGGTCAACGACTTCCGATAGTTGTTCATCGTCGTCGTGAGGATGTTGTCCCACGTACCGGGGGACGGTGCTACGGACGCGAGCGCCATGGGCTTCGCCTTTCAGGGAAGGGTGCTCAGCCCTCGACTTGATCCCAAGCCGATTCGAGGGCTTCACGGATGGACATGTTCCGATCCGTGTTCAACCGATCCGTCAGACCGTTGCCAGCACCCCGACCTGCACTGACGATCTGCGACGCCTGGGCTTTCGCCTGAGTGCGCTGCTGCGTCGCCGCCTCCTGGGCTGCCTGCTGGGCGCGGTGCGCGGCGAGCGTGGCCTGGAAGCGGTCGTAGGCAATCGTCTTGTAGATCATCGGGAGCATCTCCACCCCCACGTTCATTTGCATGGCCGTGGTGATCGCGGCGCGGACGTCTTCGTCGTTCGCGTTGAACTCGGTTCGCAGTCCTTGGACGGTCCGTTCCAGCTGCTCGTCGACTTCCCGTTGGGCGAGGCGCTGTTCCAGGGCGAGCCTGGCGCTGCGCTCTTCGTGGACCATCTTTTCGAGAGGGTCCGCGAAATCCATCTCCGGCTCGGCTGCGGCTTGCGCCGCACGAGCCTCAGCGAGCGACAACCCGTGCTGCTCAGCCAACAGTTGCAGGGTCATTCGAGGGTTGGCGTTCAGCGCTTGCTGAAGCCTGATCCCGAACTCCGCTTCCCGTCGCTGCTCAGCTAGTGCCTGGGTCTTGCGGGTGTAGTCGGATTCCCGGCTGTATCCCCGCTGGAACTCGCTGTACGGAACTTCGATCTCTTCGCCGTCGACCTTGGTCCGCACCCAGCGGTTGTCAGGGTCTTCGACTTCGAGGTACTGGCGAGCAGGCTCTTCCGAGACTGCCTCGAACTGCTCGGCTTCTCCGGCTTCCCCGACCTCGGGACCGGCGTCGGCCTCCACCCCATCACTGATGGGTGCATCACTCATCGAGAGTTCCTTCCATCGGGCTTGCTCCCGTAACGCTGCGGAGCATACGCCCAATGGCACCTACTGGATAGGACCGCCCGAGCCGAGCAGCTGCATGAGCAGTTCCGGCGGGATGTCTTCGGGCATCGGCTGCTGCTGCGGGGCCATCAGCGGCCCGATGTCGGGTGGCATCGGCATCGGTGCGGGACCACCGAACTGTGGTGCCTGACCGGGCGGCATCGGCATCCCTTCAGGTGGGGGTCCCGGTGGCGGCTGCCCCCCGGGACCACCCATCACCTGGCCGGGCTGTTGCCCTGGCGGCGCCCCGGCATCGGGCGGGGCGACCTCTTGTGGCATCCCTTGGCTGGGATCCGGTTCGGGTGGCGGTGGCACCTGCACCAGCTGGGAGACGTCTTTGATCCCGAAACCTTTCTGCAGGACCTGCATGTACAGGCCGACCGGGTTGGCGACACCCATCTGCAGGAACGGCATCGAGGCGTCGACCAGCTGTAGGGCGGACTGGCGGCGGAACGTTTCGTTCATCGGTTCGGTCGAACCGGCGGCGACGTCGAAGTCGAACTCGCCTTGGATGTAGTCGGCGTCGTAGTTGACCCACGCCTTGCCGGGCATCGTCACGATCCGGGCGACCTGTTCGCCGGTCATGTACTGCTGCATCAGCCCGATGATCCGTTCGCCCAGCTGGGCGAGGACACCTTCGATCTTGGCGAGGCGGTCCTGGGCGCGGGCGTTGGCGGCGTCTTGGATCATCGCCGCTTCGGTGGCGGTGCGCTTGATCGAGGTTTGCCCGGAGCCACGCTGGTAGTCGGAGATGCCACTGACCCGGTCGAGGTCGTTGGAGATCATCGACGACTGGTCGTAGAAGTCGGTGGGGGTGATCACCGCTGGGAGTGGGGCGATGACGTTGCCGGGGTTTCCGTCCGACATGACGGGGATCATCGTGTTGTCGATGTCGGACTCCAACGCCTGGACGCCGTCGCGGTCGAAGGCGTCCTTCTCGTACAGCCACTTGCGCTGGAAGCGCTTGCGGTGGTTCATCATCTGCGTGCGGGTCTGGTTCAGTTCGAGTTGCAGCGACTCGATCTGAGCGACGTCACCGATCGGGTAGAAGGTGTCGGACACCTCGTAGTTGCGGAGCATGACGAACGGGTGACCCATCGCGTAGGGCATCGTCTGCGGCTTGATCAAGAACAGGTTGCTGGCGTCGCTGTTCGACTCGTCGCTGCCGTCGAGGGCGAACGTGCAGACCTTGTGGCGTTTGATGTCGTAGAACTCGATGATCTCGACGAACGACTTCGGCCCCTTGTCCGGTCCACCGTCGCGGCCGTCACCGTCTCCGTCACCGGCCGACCAGCGGGACCACGACTTGCCGGAGACACGGCGGCGGGCGGTCGCCGAGTAGCGGCTGTCGACCTTGACGTCTTGCACCGGGCGCCACACCCGCTGAGCGATCCAGCACATCTCCTTCGGGTGGCGGCAGTCGGGGTCGACGAACATGTCGAAGTTCGAGACACGTTCGAGGAACGGCCGGTCGTCGTTGACGTACATCTCCGACTCGACGTTGCCGGGGACGTCGTCGCGGTCGTCGATGCCTTCCTGGTCGGGGGCGGTCGGGTCGTTCATCGAGTCCGAGTCGTCGGCCTTCTTCTCCTCCGGCGGCTTGGTGAACTTGTAGCCGCACTTGATCCAGCCGTGGCCGGTGATCAGGAAGTCGTTGACCGCCAGGCGGAAGTCCTCCTGGTAGCGGTACGTGCGCCACACGTAGTTGAGGATCTCTTCGGTGACGGTGGCTTGCGGTGCGGTGTCGGGGCGGCGGGCGTTGACGACGAAGCGGGGGTTGTTCACGGCGACTGCCGGGCCGAGCACGTTGATCGTGGAGAACACGAGGTTGACAATCAGCTGGTCGTTCGGTGAGGCAGCGTTGTACTGCTTGCCGCGGTACAGGTCGATGTACCGCTTCCAGTCGTTGTCGTAGCCTTCGCCGGAACGCCACTTCTTGGAGCGCTTCACTTCGTCGCGGACGTACGCCAGGTAGTCGGAGTTCTTCATCGCAGCGGCTCGATCCCTGGGTTGTCCTTCACTTCACCGACGTGTTCGTTGACCCACTCGGCGTTGGTGCGGTCCTTGAAGTTCTGCCGCCCCCACATGTGTCCGCCACCGCGGAAGGTGAAGCCGATGCCGGAGATGTGACACGGGTAGCAGGTGGTGTGCCCCTCGGCGATCCGGCGCTTCTCGCACTCGGGGCAGAGCATCAGGGCTTCACGCCCAGCGCCCAGGCGGTGCCGTTCCAGTAGGCAGAGCCGGTCGGGTCGAGGCCGACGTACTGCCCGGTGGTCCACGCCGCGGTCTGACCGAGCGCCCCGTAGGCGGTCAGTTCGGCGAGGTTGCCGGGGACGTCGCAGCCTGGCGGGGTGAACGAGCCGGGCGACCCGGGGGTGT